AGTTGTACCATAGTTGGTCGTCCTTTTTGATGTCGTGTAGTTGTTCGTACCAGCGTTCTTGACTGTCGAAATTGTTTTCTAATTCTTCTTCGTCGGGTTCGTTCGTGTCGTCGAACGGGAATGGTTTAGCCATGGGTTAGTCCTTCCAGGTGATGGTGATGTGAGCGCCGGCGGGGTTGTGGTTGTCGGCGTAGTGCTTGGTTGCTTCGAGGTGGGTGACGCGGGAGTCGTTTTTGAGGATTCCTGCGGCCTCTAAGGCGTCGAGGATTGAGCGGGCTAGTTTGTCACAGTCGGGTTTGACGGCAGGAGCCTCATAGCGAGGCCGTTTCGGTCTTGGTAGGTAGAAGTCCATGCGGACGGCTGCGGGGCCGTCTATGGGGCTTCTGGGCCTGTTTTTGGCGGCTTGTAGCTTCACTGCTTGCATCCAGGCGGGGAGCTTCTTCGAAGATTCAATCATTCGCCCACCACCCACATGCCGCTTTGACCCCTTGGGGGCTGGGGTGCCCTGCACCCAAAAATCGATGGTGTTGGTCAAAATGGTGGCTTCTTTCGTGGCTTGTGGTCGCATTTGATGGCTGGGTTGCTGCCTTGCACCCACCCGTTCTCGTCACAGCGGCCGCAGGCATCAATGGCGGCGCGACGCTGCTTGCGTTTCGCGGTGGCCCGGTCGGCGTCTTGCTCGTGCTTCCACGCGTCGTTGATGAGCGTGCGGAGCAGGCCGGGGCCTTTGGGGGTTGGGCGGCGGTTGAACTCTTGGGTACCGGTGTTGATGGCGGTATCTGAGATTCCGGCTTGGCGAGCTCGGCGCGTAGCGTCCGAAAGCTCGTCGAGAGTGATTCCGCCAGCCTCACCCGGTGCCCCCTGATCACCGTTACTTGGCTGGCTATTAGTACCCCAAGTAAAGGACGGGTCGGGTCGGGTCGGGTCGGGGTCGAGGGACAGGCCTGGGGACTCCCTTGGGGACTCCCTTGGGGACTCCCTTGGGGACTCCCTTGGGGACATTTCCGTAAAGCCGCTGGTTGTGGGCTTTTCGTCTGTGTGATTCGTACGCTGTTTGCGTTTCTTTTGTCGTTCGATTTCGCGTTTTTCGTAGATCTGATCACGCGAGGGTTGCATGTCAAACCAATCATGGAATGCATAGCATTTAGAACCAGAATCGTCCCTGCCTTCAACCCACAATCCGTTACTGATTAACGATTTAATCTGCGCCGGGGTACCTCCAAGCGCCCGTACTCGCTTGGCTGAAATCACCCCATCGGTGAGTTGCTTCGCGCACCAGACGCCACAAGTTAGCCAGAGTCCACGGGCCGCCATTGGCAGATTTTCTACCTTTGGGTGGTCGTAAAAACCATCGTCCACTTTGAACCATGGCATGGCGTAACCCTCCTAGCGGTCATTGAGTTTTAGGGAATCTTCAAGCGCCCATAAGTAGGTTTGGGCGCGGTGAATGTGCTTGTGAATCTCCCGGAGTGTGTGGGGATTTTCGGCATAGGCAGCTTTGTTTGATGCTTCTCGTAGCCGGTGTGCAGCTTGCAGTTTGAGGTTCTCTTTGAACTGGTCAATGTTCATCTTTTTTCACCTCCTTTTCTATGGATTCAAATAGGCGTATAAGCGCGTCCAGGAAATCCGGTTGGGCGCAGTGAATGTCGCGGGATTCGAGGTAGGTGCGCATGTCTCACGCTGCCGATGAGTGGTCACATGGTCACCTGCTTCAGCACCCAAATCAGGGCGTAAATCGGGTGATTAGGGTCAGCCACGCCACCGTCTGGGGTGTAGGCGTAAGCGGTGAGGGCTTCGATTAGGGCATTAAGCATGGGGTTTCACTCCAAAGATCCAAAGATGGGGTTACGGCGGGGGCCATTTTTTCTTCAAAAAGGCGGCAAAAATCTTTCTTGATCTCAAACCCGTATCCCCGACGGCCTAGGTTTTCCGCAGCCACCAATGTGGATCCACTGCCAGCGCATGGGTCGATGACCACATCGCCGGGGTCGGTGAATAGCTCTATGAGGCGTTCAATGAGGGCGACGGGCTTCTGCGTGGGGTGAACCTTGGGGATGTGTTTGCCGTCTTTAGCCCAGGGCTGCACATTCATCACCATGTGGCCGTGATTGTTGAATTTCGGTAGCTTGTCGCGGTAGAGGATTAAGGCGTATTCCGCGTTTCCTACCACCCGCATGTTGGCTTTCAATACCTGCGGTGAGCTGGGCTTATGGAACACAAGATTGATGTAATTCTTGAACCCGTAGCGCCTGGCTTCCTCAATGAGGGGCACTTGCTGCTCGAATGAGCAGAACACAATCATGCAGGGCGCTTGGCCTTTTTTCTTCGGTTCCGGGCGCAGCATCTTCGACGCGAAATGCATGAATTCCGGCACTTTGAAGCTTTTATCCGTGTCAAAGAATTGCTTGCCCGCCAATTCGGATTCACCGTTCTTGTTGTCGCCGCCTATGTACCAGGCCGGGCTAGAGCCGTAAGCGTTAGCGCCTAGGTTGTAGGGGATGTCAGCTAGGATTAGCTGGGCTTTTGGAGTGTTATAGCGCTTAAAATTCTGAAAATGGTCATTAAACAGTTCCATGGTCGCTGCTCCCGATTCCGTTGCTGCCGCGTTCACTGTCCGCAAGTTGGGCGACTTGTGTGGCGCCGGCGGTGTTTGCGGGGACGGTGACGAGTTGGGCGATGTATTCGCCGGGGCGTATGTTTTGGCGTTTGTGGCCGGTGTTGTGGAGGCTGATTAGTAGTTCTCCGCGGTATCCACTGTCGATGATGCCGGTACCATTAGATAGAACAAGGTTTCGTTTAATTCCGGTGCTGGAACGCACAAAAATCATGCCCACATGGCCGTGCGGGATGGCGACATGCACCCCGGTTGATCCGAGCTTGTGACCACCGGGTGGCACGGCAAGAAAATGATTGAGGGCGAGGTCTATGCCGGCATCGCCCGTATGGGCGTGGCGAGGTGGCGTGGCGCCTTCATCGAGCTGGTAGTAAACAGGCATAAATAAGGCTCCTATTTATTTTGTGTAAAGAAAGGCCCCCGCGGGTGGACTGTTGAGGTCCCATGCGGGGGCTAGTTGTCTAGTAGTTGTCGTAGGGCTGCGGCGGCACATTGTGGCACCACCCCGTTGCCTAGAGCTTTTATCTGCTGATTGCGGGTCAATCCTGGTACCTCGGTCACCCACCCCGCGGGCAAGCCCATCATCCATTCAATGAACTCTGGGTTGGTGGCTGCGCGTGATTCCGGGAATCGTGAGTGCAGCTGCCGGTCGGGGTGGTCGATGACGATGGGCGGTGGTTCGCGGCCGGTGAGCATGGCCCAGGTGAGGATGGCGGGCGCGGTATCTCCCCATCGCAGTTTCATCTCGTGGTTGATGTTGGCGGCGCGACTAAGCCCGGCCAGTGTGCTGTGCAGGTCGTTATCCCAGGTGATTTGCGGCGCTGGTCGGCTGGTGAGTCCGCCCGCTTGTGGTCGCTTGCTGTGGGGGTGGGCAAGAATGAATAGGCGTTCGCGGTGGTGCGGCGCCCCGACGTCGGATGCTCGTAGAGTTGTCCATTGTGCATCCCACCCGATTTCGGCAAGGTCTTTGAGGACAGTGTCAAGGCCGAGTGTGAGATGTCCACGTACGTTCTCGAACACTGCGAGTCGAGGTCGAAGAGACTTAATTGCCTCGTAGACGTGGGGCCAGCGGTGGCGTTCGTCATTAGTTCCTTTCCTGTACCCTGCCTGCGAAAACGGTTGGCACGGATAACCAGCGGTGAGGATGTCAATCGATGGCACGCTCCTCCAGTCCACGCGGGTCACGTCCCCCAGGTTCGGCACCTGCGGGTAGTGATGTTGGAGGATGCGGGCTGGGGCCGGGTCAATTTCCGCAAACCACACGGGCTTCGCGTCCAGCACCTGCCGCACACCCATCTCCAGGCCGCTGTAGCCTGCGAACATGCTGCCAATCCTCACTTGACTTCACACCACCAATCCGTCTCCGGGGTCTTCGTGGCAGCGTTGTAGTGGCTTGATTCTCGGTACACAGTGCCAGGGCCGCAATGCTCACTATTATCATTCTGCGAGTCGATTAGGTGGAACATCGTGACGAAGCAGCCCACAAAAGAAACGATCCCTATCGCGAGAATGCTCCCTCCACTTATCCAGCTATCGTGCAGAATATCGAAGGCTGCTAGGCAAATGAATGCGCTCATCGAGAGCCATGCCATAAAACCTATGACCGCAGCAGCCATGAGTACGTACTCCATGCGAATATGCTTCCTGTACGAATCAGAATGGCGGCGCTTGATCTTGCTGCCCTGCTTGCGCCGGCGGCGTTGACCATGCTCCACTGGTGGCCGTTTGACCCTGCTGGGCGGCGTCATTCCACGACTGTTGCGCCTGATTAGGCTGCTGCTGTTGATCGCCTTGCCCCCGCGGGATGATGGTTACATCATCGGCGTTAATCTTGTGCTTCGAGCGCTTCCCGCCGCCATTCTTATCCTCCCAAGTGTCCTGCTTGAGGGCACCGACAACGAGGACGGGGCGCTTCCCGTTCTGCGTGTATTCGTGGTAGAAGTTTTCGCCCTTCTTGCCCCACATTTCCACATCAATGAAGCATGGTTCGCCGTCTTCCCACTGCTGGGACTGACTGTTATAGCGGCGGGTGTTATGCGCAACGGTGAACGCCACAACGGAACGCCCATTAGGCGTGAATCGTTGTTCTGGGTCGCGGACTAGGTTCCCATCAATTACGGTCAGGTTAGTCATTTACTTGTCTTCCTGTAGTTCGTTCCAACGCTGGCGGCCTAGGTCGATGACTTCTTCGGGTACGTCACCGTCGTTGCGGATTTCTTGCATGAAGCTAGTAACTTCATCCGCGGTGGTGAGCCCGGCGAGGGCCTGCTTGATGTCTTCTACGAACTGGTCTGGTTGTTCGTCTTGATGTTTCTTTTTCAGCTTCGGTGCCGGCGCTGTCAAGGCTTGCTGTGCTACATCCTGGCGGGTGGCTTTTTGGTGAATGGTTTCGGTGGTATCCACGAAGCTTTCAGAGTCGAAGTAGACGTCCCCTAATTCGTCGGGGAATGCCTTTCGAAATGCGCCGGCGGCGGCATTCTTTCCCAGCATGAAGGATGGCTTAGCATCCCACATGGGTGTTAGGTTTCCGTTTTTCCCAAAGGTTTGCTTGGACTCATCCCAAGTAACAACATGCGGGAATGGTTCACCGTCTCGGTACACAATGACCTTCGCGAACTCCGGGTACCCCATGCGAGAGACGTTCCACGTATCTCGCCATTCTGTCTCCTGCCCGGTGGACTGGTCGATTCCCTTGTATAGCCATTCACCTTCTCGGTAGGTTCCGCCTTCTTGTTTGGCGATACG